AACGCTCCCATGGACACCTTCATGGAATCGCGCTCGGACCGGCACCCCACTGATCTGGCAGGACTGCGTGGTGCCCGCTTTGTTTCGGCAACGGAGACAGAGCAAGGCAGGCGCTGGAACGAATCCAAGATCAAGGCGATCACGGGGGGTGACGACATCACGGCGCGCCTGATGCATCAGGACTTCTTCACCTATGCCTTCGTGCGCCTGTCGGTGACCGTGGGCGTGGCTGCCAGTCTGACGGCAGCCCAGGTGCTTGGCGTCAATCCCCGGTTTGCGCCGGGCGACGCCAATAACCAGACCGCTGTGGTCCAGGTGGTCTAAGAAATCGGGGGGAGCAATGCATGCCTATGCAGTTGATCACCCCGCCTGCAGGAGAGCCGGTTTCGCTTGCCGAAGCCAAGCTCCACCTGCGGGTGGATTTCGATGACGACGACAGCCTGATCCAGGTCCTCATCTCGGCTGCCCGACAGGCGGCCGAGACCTTGACCAATAGACAACTTGTCACAGCGCGCTGGCGGATGGTGCTCGACAGCTTTCCAGGACCGAGCCTCATGGGTGTGCCCGCAGGACAGACATTCACGCTCCCTGGACATGCTGTTTTGCTGCCCAAATCGCCCGTGCAGTCGGTGGTGGAAATCCGCTATCTGGACATGGCCGGTGCCTGGCAGGTCATGCCAGCAGCGAACTACATCGTTGACAGCGCCTGCGAGCCTGCCCGCATCACCCCCGTGTTCGGGCAGATCTGGCCGATTGCCTTGCCTCAGATCGGGGCCGTGAGCGTGATCTTTGATGCCGGATATGGCGACGCTTCAGCCGTGCCCGAGGGCATCAAGACCTGGATCAAGCTGCGCCTGGGCTCTCTGTACGTCCACCGCGAGGAGGTGGCATCGATGACGCGAGGGCGTATTGACCCTTTGCCATTCATCGATGGCCTGCTCGATCCCTACAAGGTACCTTTGATATGAGGCCTCTATGAACCCGATCGGAGCCGGAACGCTGGGCCGCCGCATCAAGATTCAGCGCCCCAGCACCGTTAAAGACAGCTTGGGCGCGCCCAGCCGCACATGGATCGATGTGGCCACCGTGTGGGCAGACATTCAGCCTTTGTCCGGACGTGAGGCTGTGATCGCCAGCCGGATCTCGGCCGAACTCACGCACCAGATCACGGTTCGCTACCAGAGCATTTTTGACAACCCTCAGCTGGTGGCCCAGTACAGGGTGCTCTACAGGTCGCGGATTTTCAACATCCATTCGGCCCTGAACGAGGACGAAAAGCGCGTCCTGGTCATCCTGCTGGCCAGCGAAGGTCTGGACGATGGCTAACCATGAACGCTTCAAGGTGGAGGGCTTGGCTGAATTGGCCAAAGCCCTGCGCGAATTGCCTGACCGGGTAGCCAAGAACGGCCTGCGCGTCTCGGTCTATGCCGGAGCCAAGGTCATCCGCGATGAAGCCCGCATGCGTGCGCCCAAAGCGGCCGAAGTCCTGGGACCGAATCAGCCGCCACCGGGCACGCTCAAGCGCTCGGTGATCATGAAACAGATCCCCGAGCTCTCCAGCCTCACGCGCCAGACCTTCTTTGTGACGGTGCGCCACGGCAAGAAGTATCGCAAGCAAGGCAAGAAGGGCAACCTCTCGCAGGATGCCTGGTACTGGCGTTTCGTGGAGTTTGGCACCCGAAAAATGCGCGCACGGCCATTCCTGAGGCCTGCCCTGGAAGCCAAGCGGCGTGAAGCGGTGCAGGCCATGAAGGACAGGTTGAGTGAGCGCATCGAGCTGGAAGCCAAGAACCTCTACAGAGGTCCGCAAAGGAAGTAGCCGTGCAGGATTTCTTTGACGTCATCAAGGATCTGGCCGGGGGTGAGGTCTACGCGCTTGTCGCTGCAGAAAACACCCAGTACCCGGCCATCGTCTACACGCCCATCGTGCAGGAGCACATCTTTGGCATCGATGGACCGCATGGCCTGCAGCGCGTGCGCGTGCAGGTCGACACCTACGCCAGAACGTACCAGGAGGCCTTGCACCTGCAAGACCAGGTCCTGACTGCGCTGCTGGCGGACAAGAGCACCGTCGCCGATGTGCGCATGGGGCTCAGTGAATTTGAAGATCAGGCCCGGCTGTACCGGGTGAGCGTGGACTACACCTACCACCGGCCGGTGGGTTCACCGTGAAACAAGGAGCATCTGCATGAGCAGCACCGCAATCACCGCGCAGGGCATTGCCATTGCCCGGTTTGGCACCACCGCCTTTGAAACCATCCCCAACGTGGTCTCGTTTCAAGGCCCTGGCGGGCAAGCCGCCGTGATCGACGTGACCAATCTGGCGTCCACCGCCAAGGAAAAGCGCGTAGGGCTGCGCGACGAGGGGCAGTTGTCCCTGACCCTGCACTACAACCCCGACGATCTGGTGCACCAGGGCCTGAGAACCGACCGGGCTAACCGGGTGCGCCGCCAGTTCAAGATCACTTTTACCGACACCAACCCTGCCACCTGGACCTTCTACGGCTATGTCACGCACTTCAGCGTGCAAGGCGGTGTGGATGCGGTCGTGCAGGCCTCCGTGACCATCGAGATCGATGGCGACATCACAGAAGCTTAAAGAGAGACACCCCCATGTTGACCCGTGAACAAATCCTGCAGAGCGATGATCTGCCCCGTGAAACTGTCCAAGTCCCGGAGTGGGGCGGTGAGGTGCAGGTGCGCACCATGACCGGTACCGACCGTGATGCCTTCGAAGCCAGCTTGATTGGCAAGGAAGGCCGCCTTGAGAACGTCCGTGCCCGCCTGGTCTCGCTCACCTTGTGTGATGAGACAGGCAACCGTCTTTTCAGCGATGGTGACATCACGGCGCTCGGTGGCAAGAGCGCCAAGGCACTCGACCGGGTGTTTGCCGTCTCCCAGCGTCTGAACGGCATTGGCGCTGATCAGGTGGACGCCGCAAAAAACGCCTGATCGCCCATCCTTCGCGGCGCTTTGTGTTCCGGCTGGCGCTGGCTTTGGGCCAGCCGGTGCGCGCGATGCTCGCATCGATGGGCTCGGACGAGCTGACCGAGTGGATGGCGTACTACCAGCTCGAGCCCTTTGGGGACTACCGGGCCGATTACAGGTCCGGTGTGGTGGCCTCCACCTTTGCCAATGCCCACCGGGCCAAGGATGCGGGGCCGTTTCGGCCAGAGGACTTCATGCCTTTTCTGGAAAGGCCGCAATCCACCCAACCTCAAGACGAAACACAGCTCAATGTGGCCCGGTTCAAGGCCATGTTCGCGCACAAGGTCCACACAGGGTCCACATAAGGCAATCACAGCATGGCTGATATCGGATCCCTCGTGGTCAAACTCGCAGCGGAAACGGCCGATTTCCGCGAAGACCTGGGCAAGAGTGCATTGCTTTTGGAGCGTCACGCCGAATCCATGCGTGGCTCCCTCGAGAAAGTGGCCGAAGTCGCCAAAACCACATTTTCCATCGCCATCGGCGTGGAATCGGTGGGGGCGCTCAAGGAATTGGTGGCCCACACGCTGGAAACAGTGGCCGCTCTGCAGGATTTGGCTGAGCAGACCGGGGCAAGCGCCACGGCTCTGTCCGGCTTTGCACCGGTGGCAACCATCTCTGGCGTGGCGATGGAGCAGATCGGCGTAGGCCTGACCAAGCTCTCCAAAGGGCTAGCCGGGGTGGACGATGAGACCAAGGGTGCTTCTCAGGCCCTGCAGTTTCTGGGTATCAAGGCCAAGGATGCGGGTGGAAACCTGCGCGATCCGGCCGAGGTCATGAACGACATTGCCCTGAAACTGTCCAATTTCGAGGACGGAGCAGGCAAGACGGCCATTGCGCTTGAATTGTTTGGCAAATCTGGGGCGGGGTTGCTGCCCTTCCTCAAGGACCTGGCTGCCAACCAGGACCTGAACATCCGGCTCACTGAGGCTGAGATCGAATCTGCCGAGAAGGCCTCCAAGGCGCTGGGCCGCATGCGGGCCGAGCACAACTTCGTCGCCCAGACCATCGTCACGGCGGCGCTGCCTGCACTCGAAGAATTGGTCGGCGAGCTAAAAGCCGTGATGCTGGGCACGCACAACACGGCTGAGGCCATGGTCAAGCTGCGAGACGATGGCACGCTCAAGACCTGGGCTCAGGACACAGCGTATGGCATTGCCATCGTGATCGATGCGCTGCGTGGTGTGATCCAGATGGCCAAGGCGGTCATGGGCAGCTTCGAGGCAGTCTGGGCTGACATCGAATTGCTCGGCACTTTCCTCGCTGGTGGCAAGGGACTGAACCCGTTTTCCGAGGAGAACCAGGCCACCCTAAAGACCGCATTGGAAAAACGCAATGCGATCGTCGAAAAGGCCAACCAGACCTACGTTGACCTCTGGAAGATGCCCCTCCTGGCCGATGCGGTCAAGGAGCGTTTCGATGCGATCAACAAGGGGGAAACCGAGGCTGCGTCCGAAGCCAAAAAGCCCAAGCTGAACTACAACTCGGCCACTGGTGCGCTCACCGCAGCGGCCATGGCCAAGATCGAAAGCGACATCAAGCAGCTGCAGGGGTTGACCGATGTGGAAACGGGCCTTCTGAAGGACCGCCAAAAGATCATCGACCTCTACGAGGGTCAGGGTTACATCAGCTACAAGGAGGCCAGTGAGGCCCGGCTGAACGCCCAGCAGGAATTCACGGACCGCCTGGGCGAGTTGTATGCGCAAGAAGAGTCCATCTTGAAGCGTGGCCTGGCCACCGTGGCCAAGACGGCCCAGGACAAACTCAAGCTGCAAGACAAACTTTCGGAAATCACCCTGCGCCGAGAAAAGCTCGAGCGCGAAGCCCAGCAGTCCAACCTCGAGCGCGAGATCAAGCTGCCGGGTGAAACACTCAAAGATTTGCAGGAGCAGGTGGCCAGGAGCCAGGGACAGCTTCGATCGACCGAAGAGCAAATCAAGGTCCTTCGGGAGACCGGATCGATCAGCGAGATCGATGCGCTGAAACGACTGTCGGCTGCCAGGCGCTCCAGCGCCGATGAGCTGGCGGATTTCGCGGCCAAGGCCAGAGAGCTGGTGGAGGCTACGCCTGGCAATGACAAGTTGGCCGAATCGTTTCGGCGCATCGAGGAGGCAGCCCGTCAGGCAGCCGATGGGGCAACCTTGCTGGGGCAACGGGCCCTTGAGTTGTCAGACCCCGGTGCGGGATTCTCCAAGGCACTGCGTACCCTGGGTGAAGAAACCGAGCAGGTGGGCAAGCAGATGGAGGCGGTGACCACCAAGGCCTTCAATGGGATGACGGATGCGCTCACCAACTTCGTTATGACGGGCAAGCTCGACTTCAAGTCACTGGCCACCTCCATCATTTCGGACCTGATCCGCATTCAGATCCAGCGTGCTATCACGCTGCCCTTGGCCAAGGCACTGGGCAGCATGTTTGGATTTGCCGATGGCGGGATCATGACCTCGGCAGGACCCTTGCCCTTGCGGGCCTACGCCAGTGGCGGTGTGGCCACCACGCCTCAGTTGGCAGTCTTTGGCGAGGGTTCCATGGCCGAGGCCTATGTGCCGCTCCCCGATGGTCGCTCGATCCCCGTCACCATGAACCAGTCCTCGTCCGGGGGCGGTGATGTGTTCAACATCTCGGTCAACGTAGCCGAGGGTGGCGTGACCAGCAGCGCTGGGCAGGGCAAAGACCTGGGGCGGGCGATTTCCAGCGCGGTGCGCCAGGAGCTGCTCAATCAGAAGCGAGCCGGTGGACTGTTGGATCCGCGTCGACAGTGATGTATTGAAGGATTCACATGGCGACATTCACATGGATCGCTTCGATCGGGGCATCCCTCACCCTCAAACCCAATGTCCGCAAGGTCTCTTTCGGCGATGGGTACGAGCAGCGCCTGGCCTTTGGCATCAACACCCAACCGGAGATCTGGTCTCTGGAATTTAGGGGGAAATCAACGGCCGAGGCGGCTGCCATTGACAACTTCCTGCGTGCCCGTGGAGCGGTTCAGTCATTCGACTGGACTACCCCGAGCGGCATTGCAGGTAAATTTCTGTGCGAGGAGTGGAGTCGCACGGTGGAAGAACCCAATCTGGAAAACATCCGAGCCACGTTCAGGCAGGTGTTTGATCTCTCATGACCGCTCAAGCCATCACCACAGAAATCCAGAAGCTCTCCCCGAGTGCAGTCATCGAGCTCTTCGTGATGGACCTGACCCTCTTCAACGAAGGCGTAGTCCGCTTTCATGCGGGCACCAACGAGCTGCGCCGTCAGGTGGTCTGGCAAGGCAACACCTATGAGCCGTTCCCTATCCAGGCTGAAGGCTTTGAGTTCAACGGCAACGGGCAGGTGCCGCGTCCCAAACTCAAGGTGGCCAACGTCACGGGCAGCATCACTGCACTGATCCTCTCCTACCAGGACCTGGTGGGGGCTCGGGTCACGAGAAAGCGCACGCTGCTCAAGTACCTTGATGCCGTGAATTTCGGCACTGGAAGCAATCCGACCGCAGACCCGACTGCTGAGTTTGCCGACGATGTGTATTTCATTGATCGAAAGTCACGAGAGACCCGGGATGTGGTCGAGTTCGAGTTGGCAGCCTCTTTCGATCTCGAAGGAGTGTCCTTGCCCAGACGGCAGATTGTTCAGAACGTCTGCCCCTGGAGCTACCGGGGCTCGGAGTGCGGCTATACCGGGACAGCCTATTTCAATGCCAACGACGAGACGGTAACTGGCCGAACGCAGGATGTCTGCGGCAAACGGCTGGTGTCCTGTCAGAAGCGCTTTGGCTCGAATGCCGAGCTGCCCTTTGGCGGGTTCCCAGCGGCGGGGTTGATCAGATGATGGACTCCGTCAACCAATCGCTGGCGCTGGCCCATGCTGCCCGGGAGTTTCCACGCGAAGCCTGTGGCCTGCTCGTCATTCACAAGGGCCGGGAGACCTATGTCCCATGCCGCAACATTGGCGTGGGAACCGACCAGTTCGTGATCCACCCCGAGGACTATGTCCGGGCCGATCGGCTTGGAGAGATCGTGGGGGTGTTCCATTCCCATCCGAATCTGCCCGCTGAGCCCAGCCAGGCCGACAAGGTGGCCTGCGAAGCTTCCGGCTTGCCCTGGTTTATTCTGTCCTTCCCCTCTGGACAGTGGCATGAGATGCAGCCATCTGGCTACATCGCTCCCTTGGTCGGTCGGGCGTGGGCCCACGGGGTGCTTGATTGCTACTCGGTGATCCGGGACTGGTATCGGGCAGAGCGAGGTATTGACCTGCCGAACTTTGACCGCTTTGACGAATGGTGGAAGCGCGGCCAGAGCCTGTACCTCGACAACTTCGGCTCGGCAGGCTTTGAGGCGCTGGGAGCCGTTGGATCCCAAGACATGGAAATTGGCGATGTGTTCCTGATGCAGGTGGCATCACCTGTTCCCAACCATGCCGCCATCTACCTGGGCGATGGCCTGATCCTGCATCACCTGCAGGGCAGGCTCTCCAGCCGGGATGTGTATGGCGGCTACTGGCAAAAGATCACGACGCACATCTTGAGACATCGCACAGAAATAACCCAATCTCCATGACCACCATCATCCTTCTCGGCGAGCTGGGCAAGCGCTTCGGGCGCAGGCACAAGATGGCTGTGGCCACTGCTGCGGAAGCGGTGCGTGCCCTGTGCGCGAACTTTCCCACTTTCGAGCGAGAACTCGTCGCCTCAGGTGAGCGAGGTGTGGGCTACCGGGTGCTGGCCGGGCGGGACGCCTTGAATCTTGAGCGTCTGCATGAGCCCACAGGGCAGCAGCACATCACGATCGCACCCGTGATCTCGGGTGCAGGGGGCAATGGCCTGGGCCAGATCCTGTTGGGGGCGGCTCTGATCGCTGTGTCCTGGTGGAACCCGATGGGCTGGGCTGCAGCGGGTTCGTTTCTCTCGCAGGCCACGCTCTATTCGGTGGGTACTTCCATGATTTTGGGAGGTGTGGCCCAGATGATTGCTCCGACGGCCAAGTCTTCTGACCCTTCCGAGCGACCAGAAAACCAACCGAGCTATGTTTTCAACGGCGCTGTGAACACCACGGCCCAGGGGCATCCCGTGCCTGTGGGTTATGGGCGGCTGATTGTGGGGTCTGCCGTGATCAGCGCAGGCATTGATGTGGATGAGATCGCTGTATGAGCACCCAGAGCACTTCTCTGATCATTGGCGCAGGTGGTGGAAAAGGTGGGGGCGGCAGTGCTCGCGTGGCTCAGGAAGCGCCCGACAGCCTGCGCTCCAAGGCTTATGCCCGGGTGGTTGACCTCGTCTGCGAGGGCGAGATCGAGGGCTTGGCCGCTGGCCTGCAATCCGTTTACCTGGACGACACGCCCATCCAGAATTCGGATGGCTCGTACAATTTCACTGGGGTGACGCTGGAGGTGCGCACAGGCACCCAGCAGCAAAGCTACATCCCTGGTTTTTCCTCTGTGGAAAACGAGGTCTCGGTCGGGGTGGAGTGCAAGTATGGTCAGCCCGTGGTGCGCTCCATCACCGACCCGGATGTGGACGCTGTGCGCATCAAGGTCAGCATCCCGACGCTGACGCTGCAGGACACGACCAATGGTGATCTGAACGGTACCTCGGTCACCTATGCGATCGACTTGCAGTCCCGGGGAGCCGGGTATGTACAGATCCTGCAGGACACGGTTTCAGGCAAGACCTCATCGCGCTACCAGCGTAGTTACTACGTTCCATTGTCCGGGACTGGTCCTTGGGATGTGCGCCTGCGTCGCATCACGGCCGACTCGACGCAGACCAGCCTACAAAACAAGTCCTTCCTCGAGTCCTACACCGAGGTGATCGAGAGCAAGCTGCGCTACCCCAACAGCGCGCTGATGGCCCTGCGGGTCGACGCCTCGCAATTCACCTCGATTCCCAGGCGCAGCTATGACTTGAAGCTCCTTCGGGTTCGCATCCCGTCGAACTACTTTCCTGAGACCCGCTCCTATGCCGGTGTCTGGGATGGCAGCTT